AACTCATCGGAAGGAACAGAGATATGACCGAAGACGACGCGAAAAAATCGATCTGTTCGACCCACGGCACGGTTATTGCGGTCTTGCCGGTACTCCCCCAACCCCCTGAACGAGGAAGATGGATATGTCTGAGAAACTTGTGTGGGTTTGCGACGGTTGCGATGCTGAACAGGTGATGGCGCCGGGGCGCAAGTACGATTGGAAGAAGGTGACTGCGGCCATTGAGGGGCTTTCTGGCTACCCGACATGCCGACCAAAGGAGCAATGAATGAGCGACAGCGCAATGGTTGAACGCGTGGCAAGGGCGATAGCTAAGGCCAGAGACTACCGCGAGTACGATGAGGTTAACGGGCAACCGGCATGGCGTTTGTTCGAGGCCAGCGCCCGCTCCGCCATCGAAGCGATGATGATCGAAGATGTCAAGTTCGGCGTGGAAGGCATCGACCATGTCATCGTCGCTCTTGACCTGAGCGACATGCGCGGAAAGCTAAAAGCGGCCTTGGATAAGCCGCTGCCAGAGGATGGCCAATCCGTCCACGACGAAGTGTTCGACCCGTGGTCCGATGTCATCGAGGGCATCTATGGCAGCTACAGTTCAGAAAGCGACGACCTGATGATCGGGGCGTTGAAGGCTGTTCGAGACAAAACCACCTTCGACTTCATCCGCGACCAAGGGTTTGCAGGCGAGTTCGCCCTTTACGTGCTGGCTGGCCATCGAATGACTGAGTACGGCACCTCGCCGCGCGGGGCATGGGCAGACTTCGCCATCGAAGATCTATGGCAACCGCTCATCGACAAGTGGGAAGCATACGCGAAAATCGTATGGTCTTCCAACTGATCCAACCTATCCAACGGGGCATCCTCGAGGCCTGTCTCAACGTGCTGGGCCTCGAACTTACTATTCAACCAACCAAGGAGGTACGATGACCACCAACCCGCGCCGCGAGGGGCGACCGCTGCAACCCAGCACCGCATACGACCCGCTACTGAAGCAGCTATTCGACGAGCAGGAGCGTCTCAACGTCTCGACGCGCTTGCTGGCGGACATCTCCGGCATACCGAAGCGGACCATCGACCAGCTGCGCCACCCCTCGCTGAACAAGGGCAAGAACCTGCCGCTGTATCAGGTCCGCCGCCTAGCCGAGGCGCTGGATTTCGTGTTTCCCGACCGCCTACGGAAGCGGTCGTGAGTGTCTGTCAAATTGGAGAGATTGATCGACCATGGCTGAACGTTTTTTCGAGATAACCAAGGATGGCGCCCCGCACATCACCTGCTCGGCGTGCAACGCCGAGGAGCAGGCTGGGAGGGCCTCTAGGCAGGGCAAGAACCTGCCGCCTGAGGCCGTCACCAAGTTCCTGCGCAACAAGGGCTGGACCGTCGGCAGCACGCCCCGCAAGGATCTGTGCCCGGCCTGCACCGCATCTGCCCGCAAGACCACACCCAAGGAGAGACCCATGCCCCACGACACCAAGGTCGTCGAGATCAAGCCGAAGCTCAATGGCGTCAGCGAACTGCCGCCCCGCGAAATGACCCGCGAGGATCGGCGCATCGTTTTTGCCAAGATCGAGGAGGTCTACCTCGACGAGACCACCGGCTACATCAAGGACTGGAACGACGAGCGCGTGGCCAAAGATCTCAACTGCCCTCGAAAGTGGGTCGAGACCATCCGAGATGAGAATTTCGGCCTGGCCCACGCCGCCCTGAACCCGCAGGTGATCGCCCTGCTCGATGAGATCGACGGCGCCGTAAACATGGTTACCAACATCGTCACCGAGACGGCGGCGTTCAACAAGAAAGTCAACGCCATGGTGGCCGAAGCCGCCGACCTCAGCAACCGCGCCACCACCGTTCTTGCTCAGGCCCAGACCCTGCGCGCCGAGTTGAAGAAGATCACGGGGCGCTAAAATGATGGCAGAACACAACGCAATCTGGGCGCTCCTCGCCGCGCTGGGCACGGTTTTGCTCGCGTATCTACTCTCTGGCTTCTAGGCTAAAACCCCTCACCTAAACCTCTAGAAAAGAAAAACATGACCTCCAACATACGCACCGTTGAGTACACAGAGCCCGGCAAGGCACCTCGCGCCCTTATCATGAGGCCGATCCCCGCGCTCCGCCTTTCGCGCAAGCTGAGGCAATTGAAGATCCCCTGCAGCGTCTCCGACATGGACGAGATGCATCTGGCCACATCAAAGGAGATCGACACCCTGATGCGGCAGATGCAGGATCGATACGGCGACACGACGAAGGCACAGGACGAATGAGCAAGTCTCCCAAGACAACCATGAGCGCAGACGACTTCAGGGCGTGGGCGCTGGCTATGGTCGAAAAGGGCATCGTGCAGAGGGAGGCAGACCTCCCCGCCCTGCTTGGGATCACCCGGCAGGGGTTCTGGCTGATGAAGAAGCGTGGCGCTGACTGCAGGACGGATTTCGCCTGCGGGGCGCTCTTCATGAAGCGAAAACCATGGTCCAAAACAGCGTCTACGGGTACGGCACCGACGTCGACCTGAGAGCTTTTTGATGGCCCAAAAACGGGCTATTCGACCTGAAAATTAGGGGCCATTTGGCCCCTTTTTTACGTTTTTCGGGCACTGACCTCGAGAGCGGTGTTAGCAGAGGGCAGGAGGGGCAAAAACGTCGGTGTTAGTACTAACATCGATCAAAGTTTACGGGGGGTCTGCTAACACCGCTGGAAGGCGTAAACCCTTGTAAAATATGATATATATATATGATTATATATCACTGTTATCAGTGTTTACTCTATCTCTATGTTCTCAGATAAAAGGGTTTTAATAGGGGCTCTAAAAGGGAGGGGCTAACACCGCTAACAGTGCTAACACCGATCCCGACAAAAATGGGGGGACGAGGGGTCGGGCGAGGGGTGCGGAGAGAGGGGGGTGCATTGGCATGCCCGGCACGCTATATTCGGGGCAACAAGGAGGCCGATATGGCAACCCCACGGAAGAAGCCGGAAGACCGCCTGCCGCTCGGTCGACCGTCAGCCTACAAGCCCGAGTTTTGCGAGATAGCGATTGCGATGGGGCAGGACGGCGCGTCGAAGGTCGACATCGCCGATGCGCTCGATACCACTGTAAAAACAATTTACAATTGGATGGCGCAGTATCCAGAATTTCTACGCGCTATGGAACGTGCCGAGCAGAAAGCTGAGGTCTGGTGGGCAGCGCAGGGCAAGAAGGCTTTGTGGACGCCGGGCTTCAATTCGTCGGTTTGGTCCCGCTCGATGGCTGCCCGTTTTCCGAAGTCTTGGCGCGAGAACAAGAGCGTTGAACTCAGCGGCAAGCATGGCGCGCCCATCGAGATGGACGTGACCACGACGCTGAGCATCGATCACCTCTCTGCACGTGCGCTGGATGCCCTCGAGGAGGCGCTGGAGATCATCGCTGAGGGCGAAGAGATCGACGAGGTGGAGGAAGACGACGGCGAGGACGACGAGGGTTTGGCGAACTGATCCGACTACTCGGTGAGGCTGGCGTTGTACGCGGCAAGGCCGAGCTTGATCAGGCGCCGCACGGCGTCGGTGCGCTTGAGCCCTGTCTGAGCAGCGTACTGGTCGATGGCATCGCCCAATCCGGGGCGCACCATGACGTTGACCTGCACGCCGATCCCGATGGCAGGGCGGCCTCGTTTTTTTCTCGAATTATTCGCTTGCGTTGTCATGAGCTATCCTCTAGAACAAACCCATAGGCGCAATCAAGTGCCACAACACGGATAAGAGACCATCATGACCAGCCAGTTCCGTAACCACTCGCTCGCCCAGCTTGCCGACCTCTACGGCGACCTCGACGTCCAGATCAAGGCGCTGACCGAGGCCAAGGCCGCCGTGCGCGCTGAGTTCGAGGCTCGCAACGCTGCCGCAGACCGCATCGACGGCGAGACCTTCTACGTGAATTTCGCCCTGCGCGAGACCAAGACGCTCAACAAGAAGGCCGTTGAGGCTGAGCTTGGCGCCGACTGGATCGCAGCGAACAGCAAGTCGACGGCGTCGGTCGTCCTGACCGTCAACGTCATCAAGGCAGCCCTCGCAAAGAGGGCGTAGCCTGCGGGCGCCCGGCTCTGGAGATGTCGGGCGCTCCCACATTTGGGAGGGATGTGCGCAGCATTCACCCAAAAAACGCGTCCGGGGCTCTTTCCCTCGGAACTCCGGACGCGTCAATCCAATTACCTGATCCCCACCTGCTGGGGGGGCGTCATGGTGGCCCGGCTTATCCCCCGGGTTTTGCAGCAGGGCTGTTAGACGGCGAGTGGGCAATAACCCCGTCAGCCGGTGGACCCCTTACTCCTCGGGTCGCGACCGGCACCTTCACTGGGAGAGAAGTATGACCGATGCCGGGAACCGCCTGATAGGCGCGATGAAGGAGGCCGTGGAGATCGCGAAGGGGACGATCCCCGCCGCTCGCATCTGGCATAACGGCTGGCCCTACGTGCCGCAGCCCCGCTCAATAGACGAGGCGATCATCGCTGCCGCCGTTATCTTCGATGAGGAAGTCTGGCACCTGCCGTCTCCAGCCCGGCATCATCATGTGCTCTGGGCAATCGATCAGGTGCATCCGGGGCGTGCCATTGAGGCGCACGTTCAGGGCTTCTTGACAAACACGGGCCGGTTCGTTGAACGCGAGCAAGCGGCACGGATAGCTTCGATGGCGGGGCAGGTCGAAAAGCTCAGCGCTCCGCCCCACCTGTTTTCGGAAGACCTGTGGTAGCACCTCACCCCTCACGGAGAACGCCAGAAATGATCACCGACGACTACTACGTCGACAAACTGTACGCCGAGATTTATAAAAAGGACGCCGAGATCGCCCGCCTCAACGCCGAGGTTTCGCGGCTGATCGGGCTGCTGGAGATGAGCGGGCGGCTGATGAAGCTGCTGGAGGCACGGGGCCGTCCAGCCATGGTTTTGGCTTCGCCCGACGCTAAGACAGAACCGAAAACCAATGGAGAGACCCCGTGCCTGACGTAGCAGATTACATCGAACGCGTTCACGATCAGGTGGACATGATGCGGATCACCGCCAAGCTGATGCAGTCGGCGGAGGATGGCGAAAGGTTTGAGTTGGGGACGCATGGCCCGATCCTGCTCGTCACCTTTGCTGGCATGATGAACAACATGGCCAACAGCATTCAAGAGAACCTGAAGGATCTCGACCTCGCCATCTCGATCTCGGGGCACCACAAGACGTGAAGCTGGTTCGCCACCCGACCATCGCCAAGCTAACAGGAAGCTCTGCCCCGATTGACGTCGAGGCGGAGCTTGATCGTATCCGCAAGCGCAAGTGCGAACTGTCCCTGTCGGCGTTCGTGAAGCAATCGTGGTCGATCATCGAGCCCGGTCAGGCATACGTCCACGGCTGGCACATCGACTTCATCTGCTCGCATCTGGAAGCCATCACCAACGGGCATGTGCTCGACGATGGGACGCCGTACAATCGTCTGTTGGTAAATGTTCCGCCCGGTACTATGAAATCGCTCCTCATTGGCGTGTTCTGGCCCGCGTGGGAGTGGGGCCCTCGCAACATGCCGCACCTGCGCTATGTGTGCGCCTCCCACTCTCAGGATCTAGCGGTGCGCGACGGGCTCCGCATGCGGCGGCTGGTTCAGTCCGAGTGGTACCAAAAGCACTGGGGCGACCGGGTGAAGCTGACCGGCGACCAGAACCAAAAGACCAAGTTTGAAAACATGGCCACGGGGTTCCGTCAGGCCGCTGCCGCCGGATCGATCACGGGATCTCGAGGCGACCGGGTGATCATCGATGACCCGCTGTCGGTGGATGGCGCCGCGTCTGAGGCCGTGCGTACCAGCACTAACACATGGTTTCTGGAGGCCGTCCCGACCCGCCTGAACAACCCCAAGTTATCCGCCATCGTCGTGGTGATGCAGCGCCTGCACGAGGAGGACGTGTCGGGCGTGATCCTCGAGAAGGATCTGGGATACGATCACATCATGCTGCCCATGCGCTACGACCAAAGCCGCGCCATGCCGACGGTGCTGGGCTATGCGGACCCTCGGGAGATAGACGGGGAGCTTTTGTTCCCGCAGCGGTTCCCTGTCGAGGTCGTGGGTCGCGACGAGAAGGCGATGGGTCCATACGCGACCGCAGGGCAGTTTCAGCAGACGCCAGAGCCTCGAGGCGGCGGCATCATCAAGCGGGAGTGGTGGCAGCTGTGGGATCACGACGTGTACCCGGCCATGGACTACGTCGTGGCCAGCCTCGACACCGCCTACACCGAGAAGACCGAGAACGACATGTCGGCCCTGACCGTGTGGGGGATATTCTCCTCTGACACTGTGGCCACCCCGACCAAGGTGGTCTCACGCAACGGTACGCTGTACGAGATGGCGATCAACGAGGGGCGCTCCTACGCGGAGCAGCACGCGAAGCTGGTCATGATCTCCTCATGGGCTGACCGGCTCCCCCTGCACGAATTGGTCAACAAGGTTGCCCTAACGTGTAAGCGCATGCGGGTGGACCTGCTGCTGGTCGAGGGTAAGGCGTCGGGCATTTCGGTGGCTCAGGAGCTTCGGCGCCTCTACGGGGGCGAGGATTTCGGGGTACAGCTGATCAACCCCGGGGCGCAGGATAAGATGGCCCGCCTGTATTCCGTCCAGCACCTGTTCGCGGAGGGCATGATCTACGCCCCCGATAGAGCGTGGGCCGATCAGGTGATCACCCAGTGCGCGCAGTTCCCCCGCGCGAAACACGACGACCTCGTGGATACCGTGTCTCAGGCGCTGCGCCACATGCGGACCAATGGCCTGCTGACCCGATCCGTTGAGCATTTGCAGCAGATCGAGGAAAGCTCCCGCGCAAAACCAGCGATTAAGCCCCTTTACGATGTGTGACGGGCTGGGTATGGAATGTGGGTTGTTTGATCTCCTCCTTTGAAGCACTCGGCGCGCCCTAACCGGTGCGCCTTTTTTCTTTCGTCGCTGCGTGTTATCGTCGCTCAAATTTCAGTCGGGAATGCAAACATGGCCTTGACCCCCGGTCTCTCCCCCTCTCTTCGCCTCGTTGACCCTGAGAGGGACGAAACCACCACCCATGTTGGCGACACCGAGATCGTTGTCGAGGACGCCGACGAGGGGTCCGACACGCCGGATTACGACGAAAAGGGAAACATCCTGAGCATCGAGCACCCGGATGGCTCGATCACGGTGTCACTGGACGGTCGACCGGTCGAGGACGCGGCCAACGACGACAACCTTGAAGGCTGGTTCGATAATCTGGTCGACAAAATCGATGCCATGGAGCTTAGCCGCATTTCTGAGGATCTGCTGCGGGGCGTCGAAGAGGACATCACCAGCCGCACGTCGTGGATCCAAGAGCGCGCCAGCGGGCTGAAGCTGCTCGGCTTGCAGATTGAGCTTCCGGGTACGCAGGGTACCGCTGATGGCGCCCCTGTGGAGGGCATGAGCCGTGTGCGGCATCCCCTGCTGCTGGAAGCCGTGCTGCGCTTTCAGGCCAATGCCCGGTCAGAACTGCTGCCGACCGACGGCCCGGTGAAGATCCGCGAGGACAACAACAACGCAGACCTCCATTCAGATCAGCTTGCCAACGCGCTCGAGCTTGATCTGAACCACTACCTGACCTCGACGGCGACGGAGTACTACCCGGACACCGACCGCATGCTGTTCATGCTTGGCTTCGGTGGATCCGCGTTCAAGAAGATCTATTTCTGCCCGCTGCGCGGTCGCCCTGTGTCCGAGAGCGTGGATGCCGATGACCTGATCGTCAACAATTCGGCTACTGACCTTGGGAACGCCAAGCGTGTCACCCACCGGATCATGATGCGGGCGAGCACCGTGCGCCGGATGCAGATCCTCGGCGTGTACAAGGACGAAGACCTGTCGACGCCCAATGAGCAGAAGCAGGACAGCGTCCGCGATCAGAAGAAGGCCATTCAGGGCATCATGCCCAACTCCATTCGTCCGGATGATCGAGATCGCGAGATCTACGAGATCTACGGCGAGTTGGATATCCGTGGGTACGAGCACAAGCGTAAGGGAAAGGTTACGGGTCTCGAGATCCCGTACATCATCACCGTCGACGTGTCGTCCCGCAAGGTGCTGTCCGTCGTCCGGAACTACGACGAAGAAACCAAGGAACTGCCAAGATCCCGGCAGAACTTCGTGGCGTACCAGTTTGTGCCCGGGCTGGGCTTCTACGGCATCGGGCTGCTGCACATCCTCGGCAACACCACCAACGCTGTGACCGCCGCGTGGCGTGAGATGTTGGACGCTGGCATGTTCGCCAGCTTCCCCGGCTTCCTGATGGCCGACACTGGCGCCCGCCAGAACACCAACATTTTTAGGGTTCCGCCCGGTGGTGGTGCGCTGGTGAAGACGGGCGGCATGCCCATTGGCCAAGCCATCATGCCCCTGCCGTACAAGGAGCCGTCTCAGGCCCTGATGGCTCTGGTCGAGAACATGGCCCAGACGGGCATGCGGATCGGCGGCACATCCGAGATGCAGGTCGGCGAGGGCCGCGCCGATGCGCCGGTCGGCACCACGCTGGCCATGATCGAACAGTCCACCAAGGTGCTAAATTCGGTCCATAAGCGCATGCATGCAGCGCAGGCGCAGGAGTTCACCCTGCTGGCGCGGTGCTTCAAGGAGCACCCGGAGAGCTTCTGGCAGACTAACAATCGCCCGGCATACCCGTGGGACGAGCAGACGTTCCTCATGGCGCTGGAATACGTCGACGGGCTGATGGTTCCGCAGGCGGATCCCAACACCGCCAGCCACGCGCAGCGTGTGATGAAGATTATGGCGCTGAAGCAGCTGCAGGCGGCGAACCCGACCATGTATGACCCCATCGCGGTCGACAGGGCGGCGCTGCAGGCGATTGGCTGGAACAACCCAGAGCAGTTCATGGCTCCCCAGTCGGCTCAGGGCAAGCCCCCGCCGGAAATGCAGCAGGCCATGGCCAAGGCTCAGGTCGAGAAGCAGGACGCCGACACCAAGTCGTTCGCGGCTAAGTCCAAGGCTCAGACGGACATGATCCGGGCTCAGGCAGACATGGTGAAGGCTCAGCAGCAGCCCCAGCAGGGTGCTGGTCTGGCGCCGCAGGATCCGTTCAAGGAGAAGCAGCTTGCCCTGAAGGAGCAGCAGATGCAGTTCCAGCAGGCCCGTGCTGCGGCTGACGATCAGAACCGTGACTTGGACAGGCAGGCTGACGTAACCATGGAGAAGATGCGGCTCGAGGGGGACGCCATCAAGGCGTCGTCCGAGCACGCCCATAAGCGCGGGCTGGCAGGCGACAAGATCTTGGCCGAGCACATCCGCCACGCCCATGAGCTATCTGCCCGCACCTCTGGTGAAGGCACTGAGATATGAAGAAGATCACCCGCAAGGCCCTCCTGACCGCAAAGGCGTATCGCCCCGGGAAGGCAGGCGGGGGCCTTCTTGGCGGTTACACCGACCCCAAGACCAAGAACCTCGAGGATTGGCAGTGGAAGCCGCTTGCGGACGTGCAGGCCAAGCTTGGCGGCCTCAGCGAAATCCCGTCCCATGTCCTGAGCTTTGGTCAGTTCATGGACCAGACAGCGCAGCGCGCAGCGCGCGAGGGGCTGAGGCCTCGGGATTTGATCAAGGCCTACACGATCACGCGCGCGAGCATCCAGCGTCAGGCCATCAACTCGGACAAGTTGCGCGCTGCTGGCTTTGATTTGCCGCCCAACATCACGGGCAAGATCAGGCCCGAGGGTGCGTTTGGGGAGTGGCTGCACTCACCGGCAGGGCAGTCCTATCTGGACGCCGCCGAAAAGGGGCAGCAGCACGAGGCTGCCATCCAGAACGCGGCTCAGGTGATGAAGCCGTTTGGTAAGGACAACGACCTGATCGACGCCCTACGCTGGGCGGCGGGGAACCTGCCCGGCAAAGAGGGTCAGGTCTCGCAGCTGGTGGCCGCCGGGCGCGAAAAGGCGAGCACGCCGGACGAGTGGCGGGCGTTTACCAAGAACATTCGTGGCATTGGGCCATCCAAGAGCGGCTTTGTGGCCTCCCTGATGGGTCGCGGGGACCAGCCAACGCTCGATGCCCGCCAGATCATCCTCCACACCGGCAATCCGGCAAAAGAGGCCTTGAGGTATGTCGCCCGGAAGGGTGTCGAGGGCGGTGCTGAGGCCGTAAATCGCCTCGCAACGCGTCAGGAAGCGATGAACCTGTCGCTCCCGCAGGAATTGTCGCCATATTACCAGCATCTGGCGCATCATGCGGTGTGGGATAAGGCCGGGGACGAGGAAACCACGCATCAGGACGTGATGCAGGCCATGCAGCACGCTGCAACCGGCGGCAAAATCGAGCCAAACCACGTTTCCACCCATCCCGTGGCGCAGATCATGAGCGCCATGGGCTTTCCGGGGCTCGAAACTGAGGCTCATAAGGCTGATGGGGGCAGCATTGGCTATGCCGACGGTGGCGCAACCGGAAAATTGCCTGAGCGGGTCGTCAATTTCAAGAATTTCTACTCTCGTGGCGCCGAAGCTGCGCGGCAGTTGAGCCAGAAGAAGGGCTCCCCGCAGCAGATGCGCGCCATGCTGGCAAAGGCGGGCGTCAAGCCCGAGGAGTTCACCCAGTCAGGCTTCGACGAGGCGTTCTCGGGCAAGCCCAGCGTGACCTCGGAGGAACTCTTCCAGCACTTCTACAGAAAGATGCCCAACATCGGTGTGGATAAGCTGCTGAGCGAAGACCACTCCAGCTACGACGCATCCGATCCCGACGCTGAGCAGCCCGCTCAGTTCGAGGATTACACCCTGCCCGGGAGCGTCAATTACCGGGAGCACCTGCTGAAGATACCCGAGACCAGCTACAGTTTCAGGGAGCAAAAGCACTGGCCCGGCCACAAGAATGTGGTGGCGCACATCCGCATGGGCGACCGCATCGAGCCACCCGACCTAGAGGCGCATGATCGAACAGTCGAGAAGATGCTGTCCGACCCCGGTCTCACCCAGTCCCTCGGATCTGAGCCCGCCAACTGGGGCAGTGGCGCCGCTGATTTGGCGCTGAGCAAAGGAACCATCACCAAGGAAGAGGCGCAGAACCTGTCCCGCGCTAAGGGTTGGCGCAACAATGTGATGAAGGGCTACAAGGCCCCGCGAGCCCTGCACGTCGAGGAGATCCAGTCTGACTGGGCGCAGGCAGGGCGCAAGCACGGATTTCAGGATACAAGCGCTAATGGTCCGTCTGGCCCCGACAAGCCGCCGCAGGGCCCCTTTGTCAATTCAACGCAGGGATGGACTAGCCTCGCGCTCAAGCATGCGCTCACCGAGGCGGTAAACGGCGGCTACAACAAGCTGGTGCTCTCCCCCGGGCAGGCGAATGCCGATATGTACGGCCTCGACGGGGAGCAGGGGAGCGGCATGAAGTCGTTCTACGATCAGATCCTGCCGACCCAGATGAACAAGCTGGCCAAGAGCCTAGACCCTGATCATCCCGGGGTGCAAATGTTCTCGCACGCGCTGCCGTCTGCGTCGGGTGGCGACGATACTGAGGGCTACAAGGGGCACGCCCTCGAAATCACCGACGGCATGCGGGACGCCGTCAAGAAGGGCCTTCCGATGTACAAGCGCGGCGGTATGGCTCTAAACGACAATCCTATGGTACACAAAGCCATGGCGCTGGCCCGCAACCTCACGAGGCGGTAATGGACGACGACAATAAAATTTCTCAGGCGCTTTCTGCGGCCAAGTCGTTCAAGCCGTCGAAGCTGGCTGAGACATTTTCAAGGGAAAACGTCCCGGCAGCGCAGGTTTCGCCCAAGCCCGGCGTTAATTACGGCCAGATCTCAGGCAAAACTATCAATCAGGAAAACATTGACGCGGTGTCGCGCTCAGCGTTGCAGATCCTTGATGGCAAAAGCGTGCGAGACTTCGTGGCCAAGCATTTTGGCGTCCGTGACTACACGATCACGCCTGTGACGGGGACGTGGCTGGGGGAACCAGAGCCTTCGTTTACCATTGACGCCCCCAACATGACCCCCCAAAAGGCAAAGCGGCTGGCTTCGGCCCTTGGGTTTGGGATGTTGCAGGATGCGGCAGTGCATTCAATCCACCACCCGGAAGTTGATCTTCAGTCCGGCACGCCGACCCTGCTTCTCGGCAACGGCAAGACGCTGTCGCCTGCTGAGCGCATGAGCATCATGAAGGAAGCGTCCGCTCGTGGCCGCGACCTTACGTTCACTCGGGATGGTAAGGCAGCAAAGTTCTCCCATTTTGGGCCCGATGAAGAGCACGATAAATTTGTCGATGACATTGCGGCCATCGGTCAGGCTGCTAATATGCCTGAACGTTTTATGGCCCGCACGAATGGGGATCTCACAGATGCAAAAGACTACCTCAAAAAAGTCGTGGGTGGACAGAGCGCTCGCGCACGGCTTCAAGGAAGCTCCGGCGAGCCATCCGATCTATTCCGAGGGCTTGTCGATAACATTGCTGCACCATTTACGCGGGCGGCGCAGGAGCAAGGCTACCGGTTCAACCTCGAAAAATTAGCCGACTTCCACAAGCTAAGCGATGTTGAGCGGTCTTATATTTATAACCGCATGACCCCGTCTGGGCGCAAGCCGCCTAGCGGCGGTGGTGGCTTTGGCCGCACTACGGTTAAAGATCCTATTGGATACGAATATCCCGGCATTTACGGCAACCCAAGGCAGATGGCGGCTGAAGCCGCCTCTCGCGTTGCCCCTGAAAGCCCAAACCTGAAGAAGCTTTTCAACGTTACCCGCGCTGATCTTTACGACATGGCTGAAAACCGCGTGGGAAATATGGAGCCCAGCCTCGCCATGGCCCCCAACCCGAAGGGGTCTGCGGCCACCGAAAAGATTATAAATAAAAAGAACGAGCAGCGCCTGATCGATATTCTTGACGAGGCCGGAAAGCATCAGGTCCTGCGCCATGGCATGGATGCGTGGTACGTTATGAACCCTCTTTACCGGGCCATGGAGCTTGAACTTGGCCCCGAAGAGGCTAAGAGGCGGTTTATCATGCAAAACACGCTGACGGGCATGGCGAGCCCCGGGTCTGAGGTGCCAACCGAGATTAATCGCGGCATGGCGGCATATTACCTCGCTGGCAAGGGTCGTTTTGGTGATTTTGAAAAGTATGCCGGGCTTCCGGTAAGCAGGCGTGGGGCTGATTTCCCCGAAGATATTCGCGATGTCGTTGGCCACATGTACCATCCTACCGCGCATTCCGGACCGATGAAGAGTTTTCTTCAGAGCGGCAAGGTAGACATGGGCACTCCAAAAGTGCCGACCTACATTCCGGCGTCTGGCGTGCCTCAGACAGGATTTCAAACTACATTGCCGGTGCCCGACGCGCACTTTACCCGCATCCTTGGCATGGGCGACACGCGGACAAGCTCCGACCCGGGCGTTTCGATGAAAATGCCCGAGTACCAGCAGGTCGCGCCATGGTTCAAAAATCGAATTGCTGCTCAGGTTGGTCTGCAATCTGTGCCTGCGCAGGGGCGTTTGTGGGGCGCTGGCTCTGGTTCTACCGGTGTTACCTCTCCAATCGGTGCTCCCAAGATCGAAATGCTTGCTGATCACATAGCTTCACGCGCTGCCGTGCATGGAATTGCGCCTGAAGACGCTTTGAAGCGGATTATAACAGGCGAAATCTATGCTAAAGGTGGAAAAGTGGCTGGGGACACGAAATTCGGCACTGATGCTGTCCAGAATGCCGTGAAAATCGCAAGGCAGCTTAAACGGGGACGCCCGTAACCTAGCTAGGAGCATGCTCGAATGAGCGAAATGGCAAAAACGGCCCGCAAGGCTATGAAGGAGAAGGCGCAGGGTCGTGCTGCTCCCACCAAGGGGAGCGTTGACGCGTCCGGCTGGACCGAGCCCACGATGAACACCAACGCGAAGGTGGGCATGCGCCCGATATCGCGTCGTGCGTTCAAGCAGGGCGGCAAGGTCGAGGGTGCGAATGGCGCCCAGCATGCCGGTAAGAAGCCGCGCAAGGGCAAGAACTACGGCGGCGAGATGGGCACGCCTGAGTTTGGTCCCGAAGAGGCTGCTCGGATGGCCCGCGAGGCCAAAATTCGCCGCATCATCGAAGCAGATGAAGCCGAAAATGCTCCGGTTCCGAGGCCGCGCCTTAACCGTGGCACTGCGAAGCCGCCAATGCCGATGCCGCGCCGCGAGCGCATGCTCGATCAGCTGCCGACTGATCGCCCGTTCGCGCCTGAGAAGCGCGGTGGCCGCACCAACCGCAAGGATGGTGGCAAGGCCCTGACCGCCGACAGCCTGATGAACCGCGACCTGAAGGAAGCCAACGAAGAGCGTGGCTACCCCCATACCGGCGGCTACAAAAAGGGCGGCAAGATCCATGAGGATGCCGCCATGGACAAGAAGCTCATCAAGGCCGAGATGGCCAAGCACGACAAGGGCTGCACCTGCAAGGCGTGTGGCGGGCGTGCGGGCAAAAAGGACGGCGGCCCCATGGACTACATGAGCCCGGTCGCCATGGCCGTGAAAGACCCCAAGATGCTCTCGCCGATGGCTATGGCGATGGGGAAGAAGAAGGGTGGCAAGGCCGAAGCCAATTACGACGGCGGCACGCGCCCGACTGGTGGCCGGATGGCTCGCAAGAGCGGCGGTCGCACCAAGGGCAAGACCAACATCCACATCAACATCATTGCCGGTGAAAAGCATCCGGAGGGCATGCCTCCTCCGATGGGGCTCCCCGGCCCGATGCCGCGTCCGCCTATGCCTGTCGCCCCTCCGATGGCTGGCGGCGCTGGTATGCCTCCCATGGGGTTGCCTCCCGGCCTCATGGGAGGCACCCTTCCTCCGGGTCTCGGCGTCCCTCCCCCGGCTATGGGCCCGCTTGCGCGCAAGTCTGGCGGGCGTGCCGGGCATGGCGTCTATCGTTCGTACAAGGACATGGACGCGGGCGCCGGTAGCGGCCTCGGTCGGCTTGAGAAGACCGAGATCCAGAAAAGCAGGAATTAACGCGTCAGTGGTCATGCTCTGACGTGTTACGGGGGCGGGGTTTTCTCTCCAGAGCCTCGCCCCCAACCAAATATGGAGAGACGGAGAGAGTATGGAGAGGCTTGTTTCGGAGCTTCAGAAGCTCATCGAGCAGAATATCGAGGCGCTTCGTGACAGCGTCTGCGCTGGCCTGCTGGCTGACATGCAGGACTACAAAAAACTCACAGGGCAGATCGAGGGGTTGCGCATGGCGCTGACCTTGCTCGAGGCAGCACGTGAGAATGTCTTAAAACGTTGATGGAGAGAAACGTGCCTATCACTTCGATGTATCACGACGAGGATCCCGCAAAGGACATCGTCGACAGGGTTGGAAACATTTCCGGCTTCGACCTGTTTGGCCCGAAGGTGCTGGTCGCAATTTATGTGCGCCCCGAAAAGACCAAGGGCGGCATCTACCTGACTGATAAAGTTCGCGACGAAGACCTATATCAGGGGAAGGTTGGCTACGTGCTGAAGGTTGGCCCCGGTGCATTTACCGACAGCGAGTGGTTTGGCGGCGTTCAGGTCAAGGCGGGCGACTGGGTTGGTTTCCGCGCCTCGGATGGCGCAACACTGGTCGTTAATGGCGTGAATTGCCGGTTGCTGGAAGATGTCCGCATCTACGGCAAGGCATCGCACCCCGATTTGATTTTCTGAGGAGAGGCTCGTGTCCGATAAAAACGAAGGCGACATTGAAATTGTGCTGAAGGACGACGCTGCACCTGAAAAGGAGCAGGATATCGTTCTGGCCGACGATAAGGCGTCAGAAGGCAAGCCCGAGCTTTCCCCCGAGGATGGCATCAAGGAACTGAAGGTCAGCCTCGAGCGTGAGCGTCAGGCTCGCGTGGAAGCAGAGCGCAGGGCTCAGCAGCAGGCAGCGCAGGCCCATCTGATGACCCGTGAGGTCGAGGATAACCAGCGCCAGATGCTCTCGAGCGCTCTGGAGATGGTGAACAGCGAACGCGTCATGCTTCGGTCTCAGTATGCCGAGGCTATGTCTCAGGGCAATTACGCCATGGTGGCAGAGATCAACGACCGCATGAACGATCTGGCTGTGAAGGCCAACGTGATCGAGCAGGGTCGTGACGCCATGGAGGGCCAGCAGAAGCAGCAGAAGCGGCCGGTTCAGCAGCAGCCCTATGCCGGTGATCCCGTCGAGGTTTTTGCGGCCCAGCTAACGCCTCGGTCGGCTTCGTGGGTGCGCGAGCATCCTGAGTTCGTCCGTGACCAGAAGCTCAATCGCAAAATGCTAGCCGCTCACGAACTTGCGGTGGCGGATGGCATTGCCCCGGACAGCGATGACTATTTCGATCACGTCGAGGGCACCCTTGGCGTGCCCCGGTCGGCTGATCAGGGGGGAGCTTCGAAGCATCAGCGCCGTGCGGCTCCAGCCATTGCCCCTGTGACCCGTGCCAGCATGAATGGCGATGGAAGCCGCCCCAATGTTGTCCGCTTGAGCGCAGAGCAGCGCGAGATGGCCTCAATGATGGGCATGACCCCAGAAGAGTATGCGCGGAATATGCGCGACTTGAAGCGCGAAGGGCGCATGAACTGATGGAGAGAGATATGGAAGAAGCAAAGATTGTGAAGCCGATGTCGGACACGAAAAAGACCCGTCTGTCGTCTCTTCAGTCCGCAAAAAAGCGCGCCGATGAGATCCGCCAGCACGGCGGCGATCTCGAGGATGGCACCGATGACTTTTGGGTCGACGCCAACAGCATTCCCGACGGTTGGACCTACGAGTGGAAGCGGTTCACCGTCTTCGGGCAGGAGGATCCGTCGTATCAGGTGGCGCTCCGCCGCTCTGGCTGGGAGCCCGTGCCCGCATCTCGTCACCCCGAGATGATGCCGATTGGTTATGCCGGTGACGACATCATCCTGCGCAAGGGCATGATGCTGATGGAGCGTCCGAAGGAGATCACCGACGAGATCCGCCTGAAGGAAAAGAAGGCTGCTCGAGATCAGGTCCGCGTGAAGGAGCAGCAGCTTAACGACGCCCCGGCTGGTCAGTTTGAGCGCAGCAACAAAGACGCTCCGCTGATCAAGGTGAAAAAGGCCTTTGAGCCGATCCCGATCCCCGAGGACTGACCCTTCCACCATCCTCGCTCTAATGGGCCCGCTTCGGCGGGCCTTTTTTCTGCGTGTGTTGACAACATAACCCATTCAGGGTTAATTCGGTTAATCCTTCCCCTCGGCGTGGGAAGTTTGATAACCCGGTTTCAGATCGCCCCGGTGTGCGATGATCGAAGCCACCCCCTGAAAAGGTAAATCCCATGGCGAATACCTTCGCTCCGTTTGGGTTCGATCAGTACAAGGGCACCGGTGCTGCGCCGACGTTCGAGCAGGTATCCGCCGCTATTGCTACTGCGAATACGACCCCGATTTTCTCTGGCGACCCCGTCATGCAGGTAGCTGGTGCTACCGGCGTTGGCACCGGGTACATCACGCAGGCGACCGGCCCCGTGACGCTGACCGTTTCGGCAACTGGTATCGCCACCGTGGCGACGGGCGCTATGACGATCACGTTCACTGCGATCTCGAGCGCCACTGCAAATATTCCGACCTTTGCCTCGACTAATTGGGCTCCCCCGATTGGCTCGACCATCGTCGTGTCGAACGCTACTGGCGTTCCGAATGGTGCCTTCACGGTCATCTCGTCGACCTCGACGACCGCCGTTGTCCAGAGCACCACGACCACTGCCGCCACGTCTTCGGCTTCCACCCCGGTGGTTACCGTGTTCGTGCCGGTCGCTGGCATCTTCGTTGGCTGCAAGTACCTGTCGACCTCGCAGAAGCGCACCGTTTGGTCGCCCTACTGGCCCGGCTCCGATGCGAACGGCGACGTGCTGGCTTATGTCATCAGCGACCCGAATGCTCAGTTCATCATCCAGACCGGCAACTCGAACACCACGGCCACCGCTGTGGGGCTCACTGCGGTCGGCCAGAACATCAGCTTCAACTGGAACGACAGCACTGCTACCGGCGAAACCAATGGCAACACTGCCAGCGGTCAGTCCACCATGTTTGCTGATCAGTACTCGCTGATTGCAAACGCGTCGGCTGGCACCGCCAGCAATGCTTACCTGCCGTTCCGTGTCGTGTCCCTCGCCAACTACACCCCGGGCCAGACCAGCCCGCTGGTGAGCGTCAACGGCAACGATCCCACCACGGGTTACAACAGCATCGTTGTTGGCTTCAACAACGCCATGCCGCGTAACTTCAACGGCATTTAAGGAGTAGGTTAAAATGGCTGTTAATCTTTCAGCAATCAAAGACCTTCTCCTCCCCGGTCTGCGGGGCGTTGAGGGCAAGTACGAGATGATCCCATCTCAGTACGACAAGATCTTCACTAAGCACGACAGCAAGATGGCTCTCGAGCGTACCGCCGAAATGCGGTACCTCGGCCTCGCGCAGCTGAAGACCGAGGGCGGCCAGACCGCTTTCGACAACGGCGCTGGCGAACGCTACGTGTACAATCAGGAACACGTGGAAATCGGTCTGGGCTATGCCATCACTCGCAAGGCGATTGATGACAACCTCTACAAGACCCAGTTCCACCCGTCGAACCTCGGTCTGATCGAGAGCTTCCAGCAGACCAAGGAAATCTACGGCGCGTCGATCCTGAACACGGCCACCACGTACAACAACAGCGTTGGCGGTGATGGCGTGTCTCTGATCAGCACCGCCCACCCGATTGACGGCGGCACTGTTGCCAACCGTCCGTCGGTTGACGTGGACCTGAACGAAGCCACCCTGCTGAACGGCATGATCTCGGTTCGTACGAGCTTCAAGGATCAGGCTGGTCTGAAGGTCTTCGCGCGTGCCCGCAAGCTCGTCGTTCCCCCGCAGCTTGAGCCGGTTGCCATCCGCCTCACCCAGACGGAACTGCGCCCGGGCACTGCGGACAACGACGTGAACGCGATCAAGGGCACCAGCGGCGGTCTGCCGGAAGGGTTCCTCACTAACGACTTCCTGACCTCGTCGCGCAACTGGTTCCTGCTGACCAACATCGACGGCCTGTCGTACATGGAACGCATCAAGTTCGAGACGGACATGCAGGTGGACTTCGTGACCGACAACCTTCTGGTGAAGGGTTACGAGCGCTACTCGTTTGGCTACTACAATTGGCGCGCTATCTGGGGCTCGCTCCCGTCTTAATCTGGGCCAAGGCCCCTCTTTCGAGGGGGGGCCACAATGAAAGGAAAAGCCAATGGGTGCTTCTCATTTTACCGGCCCTCTTATTTCGGGTCCGATCCTGAATACCTCGGGCACTACGCTCGGGCAGGACGTGGCCGACACCGGCTACGTTGTGATGGCTCAGGCCCAGTCGGTCACTCAGGCGGGGTCGACAACCGCCCTCGCTACGGGTGTCGTCGTCCCGGCTTACAGCCTTATCGTTGGCATTGACGTGCTGGCGAGCACTGGCTGGGCAAGCTCGGCCACTGTTAGCGTTGGCACCTCTGCCACTGCGACTGAGCTTGTCAGTGCGGCTACTGGCCCGCAGGCGATTGGTCTGTCCAATCTCTCTCCGGGTACCGATGCAACACGGACCGGCAAGTGGATCAACGTAGGTTCGAGCGACGTTCGCATCTTCGTTCTCTCGAGCGGCGGTACCGGCGGTGTCGGCACGCTTGTCGTTCGTTATGTCCAAGCCATCAATGCCCCGTAATCCGTAGGAGGATCATATGAAGGGTCGCAAGGGTCGTGCTACGGGTGGCGAAGCCACTGTTGGCACTAAGGAATATGAGCAGGATCTCGCTCACAAGAACCAGCGTTACACCTACCAGAGCAAGGTGAACGACGCTGCCGAAGAGCGTAAGCACGGTGGCAAGACTGTCGGCAAGGCTGACGGCATGGCCGCCAAGAAGCACGGTGGGCGCACGGCTCGCAAGTCGGGTGGCCGCACGGGCTCCAACATGAACCCGCTGTCTTCGGCTGCTTCGGGTACCGCCCCCGCCGGGCGCAAGATCCAGATGAACTAAGTGGTGGGGCTTCGGCCCCACTCTTTTCTTTCCCGAGGGCATCATGGCTAAGACACCAGCTTGGACCCGCTCAGCAGGGAAAGACCCCAGCGGCGGCCTGAACGACAAGGGGCGCGCTTCGCTGAAGGCAGCGGGGCACGACATCAAGAGGCCGGTTACCTCAAAACAGGCTCAAAAATCTGATGCTGACGCCGAAAGGCGAGAAAATTTCAAAAAACGTATGTGCGGCATGAAAAATAAGCTCACTTCTGATAAAGTGGCTAATGATCCAAACAGCAGGATCAATAAGTCGCTTAGAAGGTGGGATGTCGAATGCTAACATGTGCCCGCTGCAAGCAGCAAAAACCGGAAACACTGGAATTTTTTCCACCGCATAAGCGGAAAACCAATGGGTTGGATAGCTGGTGCCGCACGTGTCGGTCTGAATACAGAAAACAGACTAGGCTCCCTAATGGCATCAAGCCTGAAGAGCATAATAGGGCGTACGCCGCCAGAGAAACCGGCGTATGTGTAATATGCGGACAAACTGTTTTTGTCGTTATTGATCACGATCACGCCACGGGCATGGTGCGTGGGGCTTTATGCACAAACTGCAATCTGGGTTTAGGGCACTTTAAAGATGACCCCGAGCTTCTGGAATTTGCGGCTTTATATCTAAAAGGTCAGTGCGCCTGCGGTAATTGCAAACCAGTTTGGGGCGGCTTGCCTCTGTTCTCTCACAAGGAACATTAAAATGCCCATGAAAAAGGACATTCCTGTCTGGGAGAAGGGTCTCCCTAAAGACCACAAATCGAAGCCCATGACGACTAAGCAGGTGGCTCAGGCGAAGGCCATGGCCCGCTCTGCTGGACGGCCCTACCCGAATGCGGTAGACAATATCAGGGCCTCAAAAGCCTCGAAAAGAGCTAATTCACAAGGAGCGCGCTGATGCGCCCGATTACTGTCACTGTGGGCCCGCTGGTTGCAGCTTCTGCAAATGCGATTTGCCTCTCGCAGACCCCGTCGGCAGGCGCTCTGACGCTGAATGGCGCTCGTGCGTCTGGAGGCGTGGCAACGCTGGACACGGCTCGGCGGGTGTTGATCACCTGCACGGGCAATGAAAGCGCCAAGACGTTTACGATCAGTGGCACGTCGTGGTCTGGCAGCACCCAGTCCGAGATCTTGGCGGGTACGAACGCCAGCACGTCCCAGTCGGTTCTGGATTACAAGACCGTAACCTCGATCACGATCAGCGCGACTGCAGCTAATGCGCTGACCGTGGGCACGAATGCCGTGGCGTCTTCGCCTTGGGTGGCGCTTGATAGCTGGGCGATGCCGATGACGGCCATCCAGTGTACGGTGAGCGGATCGGTCAGTTACACCGTTCAGCAGACGCTGGACGACCCCAACAGCCTGATCTCGCCTGTGGCTCCCGCCTTGGTGACGTGGGTCAATCATCCCGACGCCAATCTGGTTGGTGCGTCGACGACTGTGCAGGGCAATTACGGGTACGCGCCTGTGTTTGTGAAAGTGACGCTGAACAGCGGCACGGGTGTGGTGACGGCGACAATCTCTCAGGCGAGTGTTGTGCCCTCGTAAGGAGGCTCGTAAATGGCGGGTCTTTCGACTAATGCTCCCGGCCTTTGGGGTGGCTTTGCAGGGCTCCTGTACGGCTCCACCTCGCTGTCTACGCCTCCGGGCTTTTTGGCTGACGCGACACCTGCGTGGGTCTTGCCCGGCGCAGCGCTGGATCTCGACTTCGCTGACAGCCTTGGGTACAACTCCCGCAACCTAGCGACGACCACCCCCGACAGCATCCTCACCTACACAGCCCCTAGCACGAAGATGGTTTATGGGGCTGATGGGGTGCTGAGATATGCGCCGCATAATCTGCTGACTTACTCTGAGGACATCAATCAGGGACAGTGGTTTGCTACCAATATGACGATCAATTCTTCAACTCAATTGACGTTCACTGCTGTTAATGGGTATCTCAATAGAACTCTTCGCTCTTCGCCTAGCAGCAAGTATGAACTAATAATTGAATTGTCCGGAAGCCATCCGGGAGATACCTTTAGGGTAGAACTACTTGATGGTGCGGATGGTAGTGACTCGGGTTTTGTGAACGTTACTGTGCCAGCATCTGCCACAGAGTTTACTATTTCAGCAGACATGACCACAGCTACTTTCTCAGGTAGCTTGATGGTCGGCATTAACCGTGTACCAAATGGTAGGTCTATTACTGTTGGATCAACAGTAACCATCACAAAAATGCATCTTCGTCGTACTCCTGGGGATGCAACCTACATCCCCACAACCTCTGCCGCAGTCTGCTCCCTCCCACTCGACCATGACCCGATCACGTTCGATCCATTGGGTGTGCTGATTGAGGAACAGCGGACTAATCTACAAACTAGATCGCAGAGCACTACAGGGTGGACGTTTACGAACCTTACCGGAAGTGAAGGCGGCACTTCTCCGGATGGTGTTTCTCCTTGGGTACTACTTACAGAACCCGTTACCGCTGCTGTAAGCAGATATGCGTTTGGCCCTGCGTTTTTGGCTACTGCTGTAGTTCATACGAGTTCCTTTTTCACAAAGGCAGGTACACGTAGGTACGTGGCTTTCAGGGGTGTCGGGAATGGAAGCACCTTCCCTTGGGTAGTGGTTGATACAGTCAACTGGACTGTTGCCGGGAATGGGGCTGTAATTAGCTACGGCATCCAAGAGGTCGGCGGTGGTGTGTACAGAGTACACCTAGTCTATACTGCGGGAGCTACGACTAGTTCACCAATCTATTCCGGTTCCATTGACGCGACAGCCCCATCTACAGGTACTGCCTCGATTGCTTATGCGGGTGACGGAAGCACACTATATGTTTGGGGTATCCAAACTGAGGTAGGCGCATTCCCAACTTCCTACATCCCAACTGTAGCCTCACAGGTTACTAGGGCTGCGGATCAGGTGCGCATCCTGACGAGTGCGTTTGCGTTTAACGCAAGTGCGGGGTCGCTGCTTGTCGAGTTTAATAACATCGATTACACGCAAACATGCGGTATCGCTGAACTCAGATCGGCTGGCGGAAATTTGACCTTGTACCGCGATAACGCCACTTATAGGTAC